GCCGACCGTTACGCGATGACCGCCGAAGAGGCCAAGACGTTGCGTGAAATGCACAACAACAAGGAGGAAGGCGATCAAAGCGATACCAACCCGGAAGAGGAAGGCGCCAGCGATGCGCAAACTTTCAAGAAAGCGGGCTTAATTGCGGTCTGGGAGCGAGAGGACCGGGCAACCCACCGCCGTTATATCTGGTGCGACGGGCTTGATCGTTTTCTGGTTGATGAGGTGATGGAATTGGCTTGGCCGAAGTTTTTCAGCGTGGTTCCGGTCTATCATAACACAGTTTCGCGCCGGTTATTCCCGCTGTCTTCCGTTCAGCTTGGCAAGCTATTGCAGGAAGAAATCAACAGCACGCGCAGTGATCGCCGTGATGCGGTGAACAAATCGCAGCCGCGTGTATTTATTGATAAGTCATTGGTCGAGGATGAAGAGGAATTCACAACGGTTCTTGAAAACTCACGCCCCCTGCAAGCCATTGTCGTTAATTCGCTGGAAGACCTGAAAAAAGGTATTTACCCCATGTCGATGGGGCAGATCAACGAGCAGCTGTATGATGATTCACGGGCCCACCGTGATTTACAGGCAGCTATTGGCGCCCCGCAGCAGGCAACTGGCGTAACCGGTGCCGCGGAATTCGCGGCCGAGGTCAAAGAAGCCAGTGCCAATATGGAACAGCAAGCCGGCGTGGCCGAGCAAAACATCGAGAAGGCGATTACAGCAATTTTTTCGATGATCATTCATTACGCTTCGCAGGCGTTTGACCCGGAATATGCGCGTATTATTGCCGGTCCCGGTGCAATCTGGCCAACGGTTGGCATTCAACAATTGGTCTATGGCATGTCGATCAATGTTTCTGCTAGCGCCAGTGAAAAACCGGACATGCAAAAGGTTATCGCTGCCTTCCAGGCCTTGCCGCAGTTTATTCAGGCCGCGAACTCGATGTCGAACAACCCGGTAGCGATCGACGCTGTGAAGCTAACCGAACGGATGTTTGACGAGGCCGGGCTTGGGAAGGCTGATGATGTTGTGACGCCGCTGAATCCTGCCGAACACATGCCAGCGCAATTGCCAGTCGGCACGTTGCCAGGCCAACCTGGCGCCATGAACGTTTACCAGCCTCCCGGCATGCAATCCGCACCACCTTTAGGTGCAGCCGGTCCACAAAATCAAGACATGTCTCAGCAGGGTGAACCGCCACTTGCTGCGGCTGAACCCACGAACCCGAACCCTGGCGGTTGACAAAGGACTCACCCATGACTATGGAGAACCCAACGCTTGACGATGAAGGCCACTTGCTTCCAGAGCAAGAGGAGCCATTGCAAGATGAGCCGGTCGATACAGCGGCCGATGGCGACGGTGCAGAGCACGAATCAGACAACGCAACGGCTGATGCCGATGCAGCTGACGAATCGCTTATTGATGAACTCACTGGCACCGCTGACAACGACGATACGAGCGAACCAAGCCAAGATGATGCGCAAGCCGAGGAATCGGACGATGGCCAACCAGAGGCCGAAGAAGCGCCAGGCGACGAGGACACAAACGACGAAACTGGAAATGATGGAGAAGAGGAATCTTCTGTATCAGACGAGGAAAAACGCCGTTGGCATCCATCCGCCCGGAAGCTGAACCGGAAACTGGAAAAAACCAATAAAACGTTGCGCAAAGAGATTGAAACCTTGCAAGGCACGACGGCCAAGGCCGTTGCCTCAAAGTACGGGCTCAATCCTGAAGTTGCTGACCATGCCTTTGAAATGTTAGGCAAAGCGGTCAATGGCGACCCCCAAGGCATTGAAGCCCTGGCGGGTATCTTGCAGCAAAGTGGCTACCAAGCCCCGGCGCCGCAAAACGCGATTGACCACGAAGTCTTGCGAGCAGCGATCGACAAAGTCGAAGAAGACTTTGACTTTGACGCCCTGCGCGCCCTTATCGGCAATCAGGGTCCACAAAACGTGAATCAAGCCCCTGGACAGGGACAGCAACAAGCCGCACCGCAGGCGCCACCGCAGCAGATGCCACCGGCACAGCCGCAAATGACGCCTGAGCAGCAACAGCAAATGCACGCCATTGATGAGCAAAGCCATCAGGCCGCAATTGCACCCGTGTTGAACGAGTTGAACCGCATGCCGGCGACCGATCAAAAGGTCTACACCGAGCGTTTTCAACAAGAGATGGCACAACTGGTTGCTTTAGCCGGTGGATACATCGAGCCAGCCCAACGGGCAGCCGCCGCACAACGCGCTTGGAACGCTGTGAAACCGTCACGTCAGCAACGGCCGCGAGGTCAGCAACCGCACCGCACAAAAACCACGAAAACCACGGTTTCCGAAGAAGACAAGCTGATCAATTCAGTCATGTCTATGGGAGGCCGCCGCTAACCCGAATGCCGGTCCCGTTTCTGTGGACGGCGTTCACCGCTCACAGAAACGGAGACTACCATGACGATACTCATCAGCACGGATCAAATTTCCAACATCCTTTTTTCCACCCATCGCACCCAAGCGAACATGAAACCCACCCCACAAGATCGCGCTTCCAAGCCGTTCTATGACATGCTGCAACGCCGTAAAAAAGCCGTTGGCTTTACTGGCGATAAAAAAGAGGTGAAACTCAAAACCCGCAGCAATCTGAAAGTGACCGCATGGCGCGGTAAAGACACTTTCAGTGCCACACCAAACCGTTCAGGCATCAACACCGAGCACGCTTACTACAACCTTGTCATGGCCGTCGAAATCGAGCATGACGAGTACAAGCAGCACGGCTTTACCATCATCCCGAACGGCCAAGGCACCCCACAGAGCCGCCTCAGTGAAATGACTCGTGGCGATGCCAAGCGTCTTATTCACAAGGTTCGTGAAGATCTTGATGACGCGCAATGGGCCTGGCGTGACGACCACGACGCGCTTTTACACCGTCAAGGCTCGAACGACAATGAGCCGGTTGGTTTGAACGCCATTCTACCAATCAACCCGTTTGCTGGCAACTATGCTGGCCACGATCGTTCTTCGCAGGTTATCTTGCAAAGCCCGGTTGCGGTTGGATTGACCAGCGGCGCAGGCGGCACCTTGCGTCAAGGCATGCAGCGCGTGATGAAGGACACTGCCCTTTATACCGGCAAAACCGGCATCAAAGGCAAGACCAGCATTGGCCTGTGTGGTTGGTACTTTATTGAGCGTTACGAGGCCTGGCTGGTCAACAACGGCCTGTCGTTCAATACTGAGGCTGCTAAAGCAGGTAAGATTGACGTTGGCTTCACTGGTCACTCGTACAAAGGCGTGAAGTTAATTCATGACCCAACGCTTGATCAAATGGATGATCGCTTCTCGGCCGAGCAGGGCTTACCTGGGCAAACCGTTGTAACGGCAACTTTCAGTGGCGGCAGCGCAACGCGCCAAGCCAAGGGCGTCGTTTACATCGCTTCTGATGGCACCGTAGCAGGCATCGCGATCACTGATCGTGGCGAAGGCTACACCAGCGCCCCAACCATCACCTTTGCCACTTCTGGTGGCGGTTCCGGTGCCGTTGCATCCGCGACGGTCTACAGCGCATCAAGCGGTGGCGGCCTGAGCCAGGTTGAAGGTGACGACGTTCGCATTGGTCAGCTTGCTGAAATCACCGTCAGCAATGCCGGTTCTGGTTATCCAGTCCCTGACTTGGTGCCATTCACCAACCGTTGCTACCTCCTCAATGAACAGACCTGGCATTTCGAATGCCAGCCTGGCCTTGATGAGATCACGACCATGCCGGCCGATCCAAGCAACCAGCGTATCAGCCAATTCCACATTGATGGTACCTATCGCATCTACAACGACGGCCTCCGCGCCAACGGCATTGTAGCTGCGGCCTAGTCCCCGCTTGTGCGGATTAACCCGCGCCGTCCCGATTCGGGTTCTCCTTGGCGGCGCGGGTTTTTTCAATGGAGAGCCCACCTATCCCATGAGCACAAGGAGCACACATGGACATTGATTTTGCAGAATCCTATTTAATCCCGAAGGTGGCATTACGCATTAATCCACCTGATCCGGGTTCAACCTCACGAAACTACGTCGAGCCTGAGTACGTGGCGCCGATTCTTCGCACCGCTTTCAGCAACGAAACGGGTCTTGATTATCAGGGACGTAAGATTGTTGATTACAATCCTGATATGCCGCGTTATTTCGCTGCGCAGGTGACAGTGGCCGAAGAGTATGACCGCCTGATGGTCAACTATGATTCGCAGATTGTCGAGCTGATTTACCCGACTATTGAAGCGTTTGCGAAGGCGTTTGCTGAAGTGGCTGAAATCGGCCGGCGTTATGAAGTCATGGAAGGCGGCAGCGGTAATAAAATGTCTCTGCGCATTATCCCTGCCGGCCTGGAAGAAAAACAGAAATCGGCTGAAACTGATGAGTTTCAACCAACGGACGACTTGCCGTTGCTTGATGAATTCCTTGGCGATTTGCTTGACGAAGACTGGTTCCTTGGTTTCCGCCAGGCTGGGTATGTCACCAAGGAAATCGTTGCCGGCTTGACTGTTGAGCAGCTGGACGCGGTTGATGCGAAGGGCCTTGGTCCTGCGCGTTCGAAAAAACTCATTGCTGCCTGCCAAGCGGCGATTGAGGCCGGGGAATAAGTATGCCAAAAACTGTCGGTGACGTCATGCAAAGCGCGCTCGTTGGTTTAGGCGAATGGGCAGAAAACAGCACCAACCCTGAAGTGTTGCAGATGGCAGAGCAGGCAACTGTTGAGGCCATCCGTGAACTTGAGGTGGAGGAACGCTGGCTTGCTGAGGAATATACCAGCGCCGTAACGGTCGAAATTGGTCAGACAGGGATCAACCTCCCGGCCAATGTCGTACCTGACAGCGTTCGCATGGTGTTCACCGATAGCGATGGCCGCAGATACCCTGTTATCAGACGAGAGCCGACTTTCCCACTCAACGCGGGAGAGTCGGCTTTTCCTGAAGAATTTTATTTTTCCAATTCGCTTGGAATTGCGACAGTCACGGTTGATCAACCCGGTGCCGGCCAGACGGAATTAGCAACCATTACGACCGAGGCGCCTGATATTGGCATGGGCGGCATTGTTGATATTTCCATTGTCGGCGGCGTTGTAACCGGTGGCAGTGTGCAGCATCCTGGCTGGGGGTATGTCGAGGCACCAACGGTCACGGTGCACACTGACGGTCAAACCGATGCAACATTAACGACCACCCTCAAGCCGGTTCTGGTCGCCTTCCTACGTGCGTTATCTGATTCAATCGGCTACATGACGGTGCGTTATCAAGTTGAATTGCCTGAATTGGCAACGCAAACCGATGAAATACCCGTTGATTTTTATGCGGCAGTCAAGGCGGCGCGCATTCGCCTGGCTGCCATCCTAGCGCCTTCTCGCCTCCCGGCTGAAACTGCCGGCCTAGCGAAATACATGAGTAAACTGCGCACCCGTCACGGTCAATTCCCCCGCGTCATTCATTTACCTGGCAGGAAACGCTACTAATGCCAGGGCGGGAGCGGCGCCTGCCTTTTGCCCGGTACCGCTTGGCGCGTGAACGTATCCGGGCCAGGCGTGGCGGCGCTGACGTGCTTGGACCTGATACGGTCAAAAGCCCGGAGAATCCACCCGTTTTGCCTGGATCTGCCGGCATTGGCGGATCAGGAGGCGACAGTGAATGGCCTGACGCCGGTGGCGGCAACGGCACCTCCCCACCACCATTACCACCATTACCGCCAGTTATAACCGGTCCCAATATATCCTTTCCTTTGCCACCTGTCTTCACGCTTGGCCTTACCAACCCAGAGGACCAAACGGTCCTTGAGGGAAATACGGCAACATTTCAGTCTTTCATTGTTCGACCACCTGAACCAGACCCACCGATAACGCTTCAGTGGGAAATGAGGACCAATGGCGGGACTACGGTTGTTCCGGTTGGAAGTACCACCGAAAGTTACACTACGCCACCGGCAACCGAAGCCGATGACGGCAACATGTATCGGTTGGTAGGAACGGGACCACACAACACCGCTGTCTCAGCATGGGCAACACTGAATGTTCGTACCATCGAGTACTTTATTCCAAACTCGCTTTGTTTTGCGTTTATTGATGAGTCTGAGCCGGGATATTATGATTCCCAAATTAATTTTGAGACTGACTTGGCTGATTATCGGAATCTTATTGAGAATGCCGGAAACATCATTTCAAGCGGTCTTATTTCTCCCAAGGGTCACATTGTTGTACGCGGATGGGAGTTTTGCATTCCGTCTACCTATTCATCGCCTCCGCCTGAATTCCCCGCAATCAATGTAGGTCGCCCGCCAACGCTTACGGACCTTCAAAATCACTTCCACCTCGTGAAGGCCAATGCATTGGCACAAGACGCTACCTTCCAGGCGAATAAAATATTACTGGTCGTAGATAACTCGGGTTCAATGGAAACAGGGACAATTGAACCCACATATAGCCAGTTCAAGGCCTGGCTAGCAAGTGAAGAACCAGATGCAGATATTGTAGAGCAACAATTTTTCAATGAGTTGTGGGTTTCACTCTTTGCAAACTTTATTCGTGACCTAGCCCCGGAGCAGCCATAAGATGCAGTCGATTCAATTTAATTCGCAGCCTTTTCATGGCATTAACTTGCAGCCGCATGGCACCTGGCGCCCAGGTGTGTGCGCTGTTGCCGAAAACGTTGTCTTGGACGGCACCGGATCATTGTCGCGCCGGCCGGCAGTGCAGAAGATCGCTACGGTGCATGCCGATTCACGCGGCATCTTTGACCATCGCGGCGCCGTGACGGCCATCGTACCGAATACGGTCACTGACCCTGCCCCTGCGCTGACGGAATACGCCAGCGTTGATACCGCTGTTTTAGATTCCGTTGAATCGGTGCAAATTGATGGCGAAGGAAAATTATTTATCCTGGCCACCTCAAACGGCAGCCCGGCTTTTTATTATGATGGCGCGCAAGCCCCGTCGCCATTTACGCCAGGCGGTGACATTCTTTCAGCAGAAGGCCGGTTATGGGCGGTTGATCCTGGCCAAGGCCTCTTGCGCTATTCAGCCCTAGAAGATTGGGTAAATTGGCAGGAGCCGAATAGCAACGTTGACAATGGCCTCGATGTTTCGCGCTACGCTGAAGGGTCCTCGCGCCTCAATGCGCTTGGCAACCTGGCTGGTAAGTTGGCGTTGTTTTTCGATGATGCCATTCAGGTGTGGCGACCACACCCCGACCCGGCCGCTATTTTCCTTGAGGTAGCACTTAAGGGGCCCGGTTGCTATCACCCCATGTCCATCGTTTCGATGCGGCGCGATGTGATGTATTACGGCCGTGGTGGTTTCCGCCTGTTGTCGGGCACGTTGCGCGATGGTGAAACCGACGCTGGCAACATTGGCGACCCCATTGATCCATTGGTGGCGAATATCCTGGCAACGGAAAGTATTGCGGCGCATTGGTCTGATGCGCGTCAGCAGTTTTATTGTGCACGCGGTTCGACGGTTTATTGCTTGTCGTTAGAAATCGGTGGCCGCAATGGCTGGACCACATGGGAATTGCCGGTGTCGGTTGACATGTGGTGCGAGGCCGGTGGCCAAGTCTACTTCCGTAGCGGTGACGACATTTACCGCTTGGATGACGAGGCTGAAACCGACGAGGCCGGCGGCGCGATTCCTGTCACGATTCAATTAGAAACCATGCGCCATCCAGCCGGGCAATTGATCAAAGCAACGCACGTTTCCGCGCAGGCAACCGAAGCCCTGACCTTGGGTATTGCCAGCGATGGCGTTGACCGGGATGACCGCGTTTTAGGCACCGAGGCCGGCAAGCCGGCACGATCGAGAGTTTTTGGACGCGCCTACGGTTGGGATTTGACAATTCACGACCCAAACGCTAGTTCGGATTGGAGATTGGATGCTTTGTCATTCATTGGGGAGGTCTGATGGCCGCTGATCGCTTTTTGCAAAAAACATTAACCCGCGTCATGGAGCAATTATTGTTCCCTGGCCTGAATCGTTTTTTGCCCATTGGCGGCGAAACGACCTACACCCTTGGCGCTACGTACGACACTGCTACGCACGGTCTGTTTTGCACCCTGAATGGAAATGAGTACCCGGCCACCTGGGTAAATGGAACGACGGTGCAGCCAACCTTTCCGCGTCCGGTGCGCATGGGTGACGTGGTGCATATCATGGTGGTGCCTGGCATGGGTGCTGGCTATGCCTCGTTGAATGGCGCCTCGATGGGCGGCGTCTTGGATATGCTTGGCAATGCAATCAACGGCATTCCCGATGCCGAGAATGACGATCAACCGGTTTCCCTGGCGCAGATTCGTTCACTCGTTGCTGACCTTGGCCAATTATCATCGCTCTACTGGCGTTTGAATGGTTCAAATCATCCATCCGCCAATATGCCTATGGCTGGGCGCGTTTTCACTGGCATGCCGGTTGATGCGATCAACTTGGCAGATGACTCGATTGACGACCAAAGTATCAGCGTTGGCCAGGTGCGCGCATTAATCAATGATACCGTTGCCAATTATCCAGTTTTGCCGGCCGGGATGATTGTGCCGTTTGCTGGTGACGCCTTGCCGAACGGTTGGCATTGGTGCCACGGCGGCGAGTTGAACCGCACAACGTACCAGCGACTTTTTCAGGCAATTGGCGTGGCATACGGGCCCGGCGATTCAGCGACGACATTCAACCTGCCCGACTTGCGCGGGCGCTTTCCTCGTGGCCGGAACGATGGCGGAACGGCACCGCTTAACGTGCCGAACGAAGACCGAGGGACTGTTGGCGGGATTGCTAACACCGTTCTCGCTGAAGGGAATATGCCACCTCATAAACATATAACGAAAGGCTACATGGGAGACGGAAGTAGCTGGGTCGAGGGTCAAAACATATCAGAAAACCAAAGAAACATCGTTGACCATCGCACGAGTGGACCTGTTGGCGTGGGTGAAAAAATTAGTTCAGATGGACCGCAGGGCGGCCATGAGCATAGCACATTTGCTAACGGTAGAGATAAGTTTGACCTCTACGAGATAGACACGACAGAAGAGGGTGACAGTGAAGCCTTCGCTAATACGCCCCCCTGCCAGAACGTCAATTATATCATCAAGGATTAAGTTATGCGACCTATACCCTCAGTAGTCGGAAGTAATATGCCGCAGGATCGCAATAAAATGGCGTCTCCTGGCATGAAAAGCAAGCAGCCGGTGCAGCCCTTTGATGGGAATGCCACCGGTCGGCACTTGGGTGATCAACGGAACCTGCGTGATCAGCAGCAGCGCGACATCGACAAGGCCTTTGATCCGCGCCAACTGCAATTAGACCAACAGGCCGCTTTCCAAAACATCTTTGGTGCGCGTCAGCAGGCGAACCAAGACAACTATAATCGCAACCTCAACCAGGCGCATTACAATAGTTATGGCCGTGGCCAGGCTGGCGCGACAACTCACGCCAAGCAGGCCGCTGATTTGCACGGCGGATACCAAACCCAAACCGCAGCCAATTTAACCGCGGCACTTGCGGCGGAAGATCAAGTCACCAACAATTGGAATAACCAACGTGACGCGGCTTTGGCGCAGGTTTTTGGTACCAACCCATTCAGCGATGCCGGTGCGCAAGCGATGCAAAACGGCATGAACAACAGCGCCTTGCAGACGATTGGCGCGAACCAAGCCAACCTGGCCGAATTCAATAGCGATCAGCAGTTTTATAATGGTGTTTCCGGTTCAATTGGTGGGGCTCTATCAGGCATCGGCGCCGGGATCGGCAACTACAATAGCCGGCCAATGGTGAATGAATTCCAGGGCATCTTTGGTGTGCACAACGGTGTTCCTGGCACACAGATACAACAATGGCAGGGCGGCGGGTATCAACCCTATTCCTTCCAGCCAAACGCATTTGGGGGCTAATTATGGTGTGGGCAATGGCGGCAGGCATCGGAGCGCAGGCGCTTGGTGGTCTTTTCGGTTCAAGTGCCGAACGACGACGCCAGCGGGAGCGGCAACGGGCCATTAATCAATGGCGCGAGGATCAAAACGCGCATTTCGAACGCACGGGCGCGGCAAACGACTATCTGCGCGATTCGATGTTTGGTTACGCGAGGGACGCACAGACGGCGTACAACCCGGTGATCCAGGCTTTGGGCGGTCAACAGGCAGCCGGTGAAAACCGCGCTGATCGTTTTCGTGATATTTGGGGAAAGAATGCAGCAACACAATCGGCGCCGAATGTGGGCGGGCCAATGGCAGCGCAGGCCCAGGCAGAAACGCAACAGCGCATCCAACCAATGCTCGATCAATCCACCTACGCGCAAACGCAAGCAGGGCGGGCACAGCACATGAATGCTGCGATGATGCCGTATCGCCAGAATATGCGCGAGGTCCGTCAGAACGCGCACGACACCAATTTAACGGTGCAGCATGAATTGACCGACGCACAGCGCCAATACGCGATTGCTCGCAGCAATTTTGATACGGCAATGGGGCAAGCCAACCAGGCCAATGGCTGGGACATGGCTTCGGCCGGGATGAATTTACTTGGCAGCGGCCTCTTTGGATTTGCTGGCAATCAACCGCGTGTGAACGCCAATGGGGCAACCTTCGGAATCGGATAAGAGGCAATCATGAGTCAATATATCACCGCAGCACTTGCGCCGCATGGCGCTATGAATGGTCTGGCGCATTTGTCGGCTGAACTCCTGAAGGGCCCTCGTTTACGACGCGAGCAGGAATTGCAGGCCAATCGGGAAGATAACCGGATGCGCTTGGCGCTCACCAGGCAAAACTTGCTGCAACAGAAGGTCGCAAGTGATGCCGCGAAGACGCAAGCGGCACCGGCACTGAACATGGATATGTGGCGCATTTCAAAGGATATTGCTGAAACCGTCGAGGGTGATCCACGCGCAGTCTATAACGAGCAGGCTTCAGCGTTTGGCTTGAAGCCGTTGCATGTGCCACCGGAGCCTGAGCCAGAATATAAGCCACCTTTCTTTGACCCAAAACGTAGCTGGACAGAGTGGTGGAATGGCGTCCCTGCGGGATCGACTCAACAGCAAGCAGCCCCGGCCCCAGCGTTAACCGCTGAAGAGACTGGAGCAACCTTACAGCAGGAAGACGAGTCGGTAGCGGCCCCAGAACTTACCATAGAGAACATGCGCGACCCAAGAAGGGCAGCTTTGTCACCCGATGAAATTGAAATCGATAATAAGTTCGGCAATGGCAGTCTCAAAAACAGATTAAAGGCTCCTGCTTCACAAATATTCCCTGACACATCAAGAGGTGAGCAATACAGTGGTCGGCAACCTACTTTAGACGAGATGGAGGTTGTTGGGCAGTTGTCACCTGAAGAGGCCAATGCATTTCGCCTTGCGCTTGATCAAGCTGAACCGGATATGCAGCGAGCAATTCTAAATCAATGGCGCGTTCGCGCAGGGATCCCAACTGATGTCCAGCGGAAATTAAGAGGCGCAGGGGGTATTGGCAGCGCTACGAGGCGCAGGGGGTATTGGCAGCGCTACAAATGAAGCACTTAGAACACTCGGAGGCCGACGCACCTTAATTAATGAAAGACTTGGCAACACATAAAACGCCTCTGAATTACTTAATGAATTGACGAAATGGAGTCATTAAATGGAACAACATCCCTACGCTGATGTCGCCTTATCAAGTTTTCAGTCATTTTTAGATGAAAAAGGTGGGTATTTTGCGCACGGCGATCAAGTTTACGAGCGGGCCCTACAGACCCTTGGCATGCTTGGAGTACCCCAGACTGAGCAATTTGTTGGAAAACTCGTTGAGCGCCTAAATGGTGGTGAAAAGCAACGCGAATTAGACTTTCTTGGTGACGTCGGCACTCTGTACCACTACACCCCGTCAAATGGCGCAAGCGGAGATGCATGGGCAACTACGCAAGCCAGGGTAATCGATAACCTTTCTAATTTTAGCAAGATGCCATTCGCCGCAGCTGAGGTCGCAAGTGACTCGCTACCGATGCAGATTTGGGGTAGGAATAAACTCAGACGGCAGATTAAACGAATGGCTCATGCAGCATATTCGTCGATTGATGACACCTCAAGACAATTACAGGCATGGCAAAGTGGCATCCCAAGCGGTCATGTGGATCAAGTTCTGCCCAGGGAAGCGTATGCGCAAATAATTGACAAAGGTAGTAACTTCGCGACTGATGTTGCAGGAGCGGTACCATCGCTCGCGCCGGCAATACTTGCCGCTCCTCTAGGCTTGCCCGCAATGGCCGCGGTGGCCGGGGCTCAAGGTGCAGGCATTAACTTTGCCGATAACCGACATAAAGAAGGTGCCGAACGCTACCGTAGCGCGATTTCCGCTGGCCTGATTGATGGATTAACGACATATGTTGGAGGCAAATACGGAGTAGAGGCTCTGGCGGGTCTCGATGATGCTGCTAAATTAGCCACGAAAAATGATGTCGCGAAATTCTTGATAACAAACGGTTTGGGCGACTACGCGGAAGAAGGCAGCGCAGGCTTTTTACAAGCAATCAATGATGGCAAAACTTTTCAAGAAGCCGCTGAAGCAATGTTCTACGAAGGTGCTATTGGTGGCGTCTTAGGGACCGCAGTAAGCGGCGGTGCACGAGCACCAGAAATTGCGCAAGTAGCCGGGCAGGATCTTGCCCAGGCCGCAGGCGCAGGGATACAAGTCGCGGCAAAAGGCGCACTCAAGGCCGGCGAGGTAATTGCACCGCATGCGAAAACGTTGGCCGAGGAAGTTGCGGCGATTGGTGGCATCGTCAGAGATGGCGCTACCGGCATTGCGAGCGATGTGGCGGGAGTCGCCAGAGCAGCGGCGCAACCGGTCGCAGAGCAGGCAAACAAGGTGATCCTGACAGCGCAACTCCTACGCCAGCCGCGCAACCCGCAAAACCCTTCAGCCCCAGCCAATACGGAATTAGAGCACCCGTACGCGGCGGAATTGGCCAAGCACGAGCAGAAGATGATCGCGGCCCGGCAAGAAGCCGATGCATTGGCAGACCAAACGCAAAAGGCCGAGCAGATGGCGAAGGGCGCCGCCACAACTGGCGTTGATACTGAGGGTGTGTTTGGCCCACAGTTTACTGGTGATATGCCGTGGGAAATTAACGAGGTCCCGCAGTCCAATGAGCCAAAATGGAAACCAACGCCAGCACCAGCGGGGCGCCCTGGCAGGATCGAGTTGGTTCAGGGCGATGCTGCGCCAGATGCACCACCGCAACCTGTTGGCATTGTCGATCAAAAACCCGAGGAAGTGAGCGACAAAACGGAAAACACCGCGCCAGTCGGTACGGTTGAATCAATTTTCACCCCTGGCGGCACCGACTTTAAGCAGGTTAAAGCCGGTGAAAAAGTCGTCGTCACGAAGGGGAAACAC